GATTTCCTCGAGTCAACTGATAAATAAACTCATACAAAATATGTTTTGACTTCCAAATATGTTCACCAAGAAGTTCTCGAATCTTTGCATTTTCTGGCCCATCATCATACCACTCATTAACTATACGGATATATGCTTTAATAAGTGATTGTCTAATAGAACCATCAAAATTTTCAAAATCTCCAGCAACTATCGATAACGCACAAGACATAAGTCTATTGTACAAAATCGTCCAATCTAAAGAATGTGGATCTATTCCCACATTAATAGGATGTGTAGAAGCTTTGCTCTGAATATACATAGCAAATTCAAGGAAATATTTCCTAGCAAGAATTAAATAATGCAAAGGACATGCTGAAAATAATCTAGTTTTACCTAATAAAACTTTTTCAATAGGTCTAGTTTCTACTTTTAACATGTCAGCAAAAACAACTTCAATTTGATTTCCTTGTTGTAATTGTCTTTCCATTTCTTTAATATTTTCTAGAAATTCTTCTTGATAATCCATTCTATCTCCACATTTAACTATATAAGGGGCCTTACCTTTAATCTTATCTAGATTATAAGGCCACCCTTTAGATGTTTTATGTCTAATAGATGGAATACCTTTAACAATATCTCCATTCAATGCTTGATCCCAAGTTAACAGTTCATCGTGCCGATTACGCGTCTTAGGATAAAGATGTGCAAACCATGCAAATACTTGTTCAGGGATGTGAATATCATCATCCGGTTCCTGGCTCAATTTCTTAAGACCAATCTCAATAGGATTAACAACTTCACCTTCTGCATTAACAAATTTATGCATTTTAGCAGGAATCTTAACAGGATTTCCACTCCATCCAAACATTCTAGATCTAACAATGTTATTTCTATCAGGAGGATAATGAGCTTGTGTTAAAGGCACAGTGTATAATATTTCTTTTGGAAAAGTAGGATTATTTTGAGGTTTAAAGACTTCATCACAATGTAATAGTAATGAATCAAAACTCTCTTTAGTTAATGGAATAGCTACACCATAAGAAATTTTCTTACTATAACTATCATTTTTACCTACATGCATACCAACAATATAAGGTTTACCTAATGGTCCTTCTCTAGTAACCATAGCACCAGATTGACCACGTTCAGTGTTACCAAAATAAGTTAGTGGCGATTCGACTGTAAAGTTATATCCATCTACTTTATAATCTATTTGATTATCCTCAGACGATTTTGTAACAGAAATCAAAGTTCCAACACAATCATTAGTGAGAGTTAGAACTTTAAGAGCAATTCCAACTGGAATTTCCTCTTCTTGCTCCTCTGTAATCAAATAACTATACATACTTCTAGGGAGACAATTCCTATTAATTAGTTGTATAATAATCAAATCTTCATTTTGAGCTTTCAATACATTAGAAGGGACAGGAAATGTGCAAG